GCTGTGCAATCTAGTATGTGATGGATTCATATCATTCATCTCTAAGATATCGTCGCGAATGTTTTGCGCACGTTTTTCGATGTTAATCACACGTACAAAGCTATTTGTCACTGCTGCTGTGTAGTAAGCAAACGGGTTATTAGACTTTGATTCGTCAAACTGCAACCCAATTTGTGCTAATTGCAAGATAGCCTGACCTTTCATTTCGTCATTGTATGTATAACCACGTACATTGCCTCTAGTTGCGTATCTTTCGCATAGTTTAATCCACATACGTGCAAGTTCGTTAGTTGCTTTACCGTGTGTCTTGTCAAAGTATCCGTTCTCCATGCCACCAACCCAGTGACTCTTGCCTACACATACTAGATTGTCGTTATCATCAAACTTCCAATGCTGGAATGGTGGAAAGTTTAGTTTAGTTTTATGATCTGCAACTGTTTTAGGATTCTTTTTACGTCCGGGTTCGTCTGGAACATGATCAAATGTCATAATACGAAACACAAGGTCAGTTTTTTCAATTGTTCGATAGTCAACTTCGAATTCTGCTTGTTTTACCTTACGGCCAGCAGCCTTTGCTGCTTCGTATGCCTGAGACCCTTGTTTCTTTGCTTTGTTTCTTTTAGCTTCGGCCACTGTTCTAATGTTTATTTTAGACAGTTCGGGAAGTATAATGTCATACAGTGTGTACTCTGGTGCTACATAACTACAAAACGTACTTTTAGACTTGTGTATTTCGGATAACATATCCTTATTATTCAAATAATTTACTTTTCTTGCCATATTTTAAGGCTCCTTTAGTTTATTATAATATACGCACATATATTTGTCAACTAAATAGTATATAGGAGTGAACATGGCTAATAACCCCAGACAATCTAATAACTTAGGAAATGTATCAGCACAAAACAGAACAACTTTTGGTTCTGTTGGGTCTCGCGACATTGTTATCACAAATCCAAACGATATTACAAGACAAAGACGCTTAAATAATTTGCCAAATGGTGCAGAACCTAGTCAGCGTTTAGCACAAACTGCAACATTTTTACCTACCGACGATACACAACCGGATTGGCGTGTAAAAGTAAGTGTACCTACGTTGTCGACCTATCGTAGCAGCAGAATTTTATCACCCTTGGCTACAACTGGATATAATGTTGTATTTCCTGTTACTCCTGTTATTACTTTTGTGACTAGTGCCAGCTACAACGATATGACACCTGTACATAGTAATTATCCTTTTCCTGCATATAGCAGTAGCCGAACAGAGGATATTAATATCGCCGGCGCTTTTCCAGTACAAACACAAGAAGATGGGCTATATTGGATAGCCGCAGTGCATTATTTCCGTAGTGTCACTAAAATGTTTTATGGAGATACCAGCGAAAAAGGTGCTCCGCCACCAGTTGTAAAGTTAAATGGATACGGAAGTTATGTTATGAATAACATTTCTGTAGTAATTACACAATTTACATTTGATTTGCCTAATAATGTTGATTACATGCAAGTAGGAGCAACTGGTATTACTCCAGACAAGTATCAAATGGTACCAACAAACAGTACATTTAACATATCATGTAAAGTAGTACACAGTAGAGCAAAAGTTAGTGAATTTAGCATGGATAACTTTATTTCTGGCAACCTTGCTGATAAAGGATTTATCTAATGGCACAATATGGTAAAACAAGTCCATGGGGCAATACAGATTATAGTAAAACTGGTGAGCTAGATATACTTAGAATTCGACCAGTGCCTGCTGAAGACGATGATATATTATATACAATTGAAGCTCAGTACACTTATCGACCTGATTTACTTTCTTTTGACCTTTACGGTACATCTAAACTATGGTGGGTATTTGCACAAAGGAACATAGATACATTAAAAGATCCTGTATTTGATTTTATACCTGGTACAAAAATATATTTGCCAAAATCTTCTTCTGTAAAAAAAGGTCTTAATTTATAATGGCAATTGAAACAAACTCTTTACATCAGTTTAGTAGTTTTAACACTATATTCACGCTTAGTTGCTTAACTCGTGAAGAAATTGCAATGCCTAACGACACTTATCGTGTAAACGGCCCGGCAAATGTAATTTTTCAGAGTGGAGGTACTTCAACTAACAAAGTCACAACAGCATATGAACAAGCAATAGGCGGTAAACTTGAATATTATGTAGATAATGTAATGATAGAAGCATTGTGTGTTCCAAATACAAAATCACGCAGTACAAATGCAACTTATATAGAATTTACTGTCACAGAACCATATAGTATGGGTTTATTTTTACAAACTTGTCAGTTAGCTGCTACAATGAGTGGCTTTTCTAATTATCAACGTGCTCCGTATATGTTGAGTATGGAATTTGTAGGTTATGATGATGACGGAGACATAATTGTCACAGAAAGCGGACAAAATTTACGTAGAGATGTACCTGTTAAACTTACAAATATAACTTTTGAAGTCAATGAAGGCGGAACTACTTATAATGTAGAAGCAATGCCTTGGAATGAACAAGCATATTTAGATGATAAAACTGGTGTTCCTGTTGATCTTAGTATAAAAGGAAATAGTGTAGAAAAATGTTTGCAAAGCGGCGAACAAAGTTTGTGTACAATAATGAATGGATACTTTGAAGAACTAAGACAAGAAAATAAATTATTAGAAGCTGATGAATTTATTGTCACATTTCCAGCAGATATTTCAACAAAGTTTAATCCGGCACAAGCATCAAGTACAAGCGATGCTGGTGCAACAACTAAAAGCTCTAGTAGTAAAAGTGGAAGTAGCATTTTTGGTAAAATAGCAGCAGGTGCCGTTGGCGGCATTATCAGCGGCGGTTTAGCAGGAAACAAAAATATAGGACAAAATGCACTAGGCGGTGCTCTAGGCGGAGTATTTGGCGGCGGTCTTGGAGGATTTGGCGGAGGTCTAATTGGAGGATTGCTTACTAATTTTAAAAGTGGAGACGTTCAAGGACTATTTGAAGGTATTAGCGGCTTCCTTGGAGCACAAGCACCTCAAAACTTTGAAGGATTTCTAAGTATGATAACCGGACAAGTGCTTACAAAAAGCAGTATCGGAGAAAATCTAGCTAGAATTGCGCAAGATCCTGGTAGTTTAAATAATTTAGGCCAATCAGGTATTATTAATGGACACGAAGAACAAGGTAAAGCGCCTATGGCTCAAACTGGCCAAGTCTACGATAAGAAAAACAAAGTTATGACTAGAGGTAAAAACACTGTTAGCAATGATGAGCGTGTTTTTGAATATGGCTCAGGCACAAGTATGATTAAAATAATAGAAGATATTGTTTTAACCAGCAGCTGGGCAAAAGAATTAAAAGATCGTGCTCCAGATGAAAACGGTATGGTACCTTGGTTTAGAATTGATGCAGAAACTTATTTAAAAGCCAATGCTGATCAAGAAAATGTGTACGGTGAGGATGCAAAAGTATTTCATTATAAAGTTGTAGAATACATGGTACACAGCAGCCACTTACAAAGACCAGGAGATCCTGGCTTGAGTTATAATGCACTCCGTGAAAGCGCTAAAAAAGAATACAATTATATCTACAGTGGCGAAAATACAGATATCTTAAATTTTGATATACAATTTAATGCAGCGTTCTTCCAGTTTATACAGCCGGATTACGGACAAGGCAACTTTGATTTTAAAACAGGAGGATTGCAACAAAATACTGTGCTAAAAACTCCCGAAACTTTAACAATGAAAACTGAAAATTCGGGTGCAAATAGTGCAACAGGTTTAACAGTTCAAAGTTTTAATCAAAGTACTAGTACCCAAGGCGGCGGAGGAGCCGGAATAGATAATAGTAAAATACGTTGGGCAAGACAATTTCACGATAACATCCTTGGATCGGGTAGCATGGACTTGGTAGAAGTTGATTTAGAAATATTTGGCGATCCGTATTTTATTGTAGACAGCGGAATGGGCAATTGGACAGACTCACCTGGCGACTTAAACAGTACAGCAAACGGGCAGATTGATTATCAGCGTAGTGAGTCAGATGTTTTACTAAATTTTAGAACTCCTATAGATTATAATCCTGAAACAGGAGGAATGATATTTCCAGAAGACACAATTCCTGTACAACAGTTTAGTGGACTTTACAGAGTCACAAAAATAACAAACGAAATTAGAGGAAATCAATTTACTCAAACATTAAAACTTCTGCGTAGAAGAGGGCAACCGGAAGATACTAATACAAGTGGCGACAATCCTGTAAAAATTAAGGATAGTACTGACGCACAAAATATGAATTCGCCATACAAAGGTTAAACATGGAAAAGAAAACAGTAAGTAATGAATCTCCAGAACAAAAACGTACAGCAGGCATAGCTGAACCTGCTAAAAATGCCGGCCCTTTTATTGCTCGTGTAATCAAGCATTCCGATCCTTATTATTTAGGAGGCTTGGAAGTTGAACTATTAAAAACTACAGAAGCAGGAAACATCGGCGAAACACTTGGTCAAACAGCTATTGTTTATTATGCTAGTCCGTTTTACGGAGTTACAGGATCTCAGCATTTAGGTAAAAATGACAAATATAGTGATACACAAAAAAGTTATGGTTTTTGGATGGTACCACCGGATCCAGGAACATTAGTTCTTGTGACCTTTGTTGAAGGCAGCAGAGAATTTGGTTATTGGTTTGCTTGTATTCCTGAAAAAGGAATGACATATATGTTGCCCGGTGGACAACCTGCAACTGAACAAACTTCAAATGCAACAGGCGATCTAAAAGGCAAAAAATTACCTGTTGGAGAATACAACAAAAAGATTACTAAACCGAGTACAAATAATGTTGTAAAATACAAAAGACCAGTAAACGATGATTTTGTTGATACATTAAAAGAACAGGGAACACTTGAAGATGATATTAGAGGTATAACAACTACAAGTGCGCAAAGAGAATTTCCTAGTGCTGTATACGGATTTAGTACACCTGGCCCGTTAGATAAGCGTGGAGGATCTCCACAAGGTAGAATAGGTGTAAAAGAAAGTCAAGCAACTGTTCATGTCAATCGTTTAGGCAGTAGTAGTTTTGTAATTGATGACGGTGACGATAAGTTTTTACGTAAAGGATCTCCTGAAGATACTCCTTATGAATACCTAAACAAAGAAGCCAGCGAAGCAGGTGGTGATGTGACTAGACCTGCAAACGAGATGATACGCTTCAGAACACGTACTGGTGCGCAAATAATGATCAACACCAGCGAGGATTTAGTTTACATCAACAACAGTAGAGGTACTGCATGGATAGAAATGTCAAGTAATGGTAAACTTGATGTGTATGCAAAAGACAGTATTAGTTTCCATACAGAAACAGATTTTAACTTTGTTGCAGACAGAGATATTAACTTTGAAGCTGGTAGAAACATCAATATGATTGTTAATGAAAACATTTTTACAAGTTGCGGGTTGAATTATGAATTATTAGTGGGCGTTGATGGCAAACTAAAGTTTAAAAACAATTTAGATACAACTGTTTCTAAAGATATGAAAACAACAGTGTTGAATGACAAACATGTATTAGTGACAAATAATTTATTTGAAACTGCACAGACCGATGTAAACATTAGTGCAGGCAATAATTTAAACTGGAGTGGCGCAGCAGGTGTAGGCGGATACAGTGGCGGAGATATGAAACTTACAGCAGCAGGTACAAGCAATATTAAATCTAGTCATCATAAAGAAACAGCTGACCGTATCGATATGAATGGTCCGGCAGCCGCTGCCTCGGAGCCTGCACCAGAAGCATCAGAATCAGTTTTACCTTTAAAAGCAAAATTTCCACAGCGTGTTCCACAACACGAACCGTGGCAAGGTCACGAAAATTGGAACCCATTGGAAACTGCTCCAGATAAAACAGAAGCAGTTGACACAGAAAGCCAAGATATACACATGGAAGAACGTCCTGTACATACAGATAGGACACTTATGAATGAATTAAAACCGGAGGATGATTGATGTTTCAAGCAATCGGGGGCGAACTTAGAAACGCAGCACTTAGAGAAAGTAATAGGGTATTAGGAGATGCAGTAAATCAACTAGCAAGAAAAAGTCCTATACCTACTATAGCAACTGTAGGTGCAATACAAGGTGGATTACAAGGTGGGTTGCAAGGAGCAATAAGAGGAGCAGCACAAGGAGTATTATCTGCAGGAATATCTCAACTGCAAAATCAAATTCCACCGCAGTTTGCACAAGCTGCTGCTGCATTACAAGGTATTGCAAACCCAGCTGCATTTACTCCAGGCGGGTGGATAAACCCGGATCAACTAGCTGCTGGGTTTACACAACCTTTTGGTCAACAGCAACAAAGAGGTACTGCAACTACAACGTATGCAGGAACTCCGGTTGCTGATAATCCTAGTACAGTTAGAACACAAATTGTTGACGCAACCAGCGGCGAAGTAAACCTTATCAAAGACAGTTTTTTACAAGGTTTACAAGGTGGTCTAAGTAGTATTATAGGACAAGGATTAAACAACTTGTTAGGAAGTTTGCCTAGCACGATGCAAAACTTATTAAGTTCTACAGGGTTAACTGGCGCACTTGGCAGTGCATTAGGCGCAATCGACGGTGCAATAGGAAAAGCCTTAGGCGGACTAGGAGATGCATTAGGAGACGCAGCAGGCAAATTAGCAAGTGGTTTAGGTTCAGCAATTAGTAGCATACCAGGTGTTGGCCCAGTGTTTGATGGGTTTACAAAAGGAATAGGCGACTTTACAAAAAACTTATCAAGTGCAGTAGACGGATTGCCTGTAGGATTAAGAAGTGTTATAAGCGAAGCATCAGCTCAAGTTGGAGCAAATTTAATTGGCAAAGCACTGAACAGGCCAAATGTTGTAAAAGATGTAGGCAGACAAGTTGCAAATAACATAAGATTTAAAGAAAACCCTGCGACACAAGCAAATGCAATTGCTAGTGCAGCAAATTCACTTCACAAGAAAACATTTAGAACAACTGGAGATAAAACGTTTGCAAATGTAGCTAATGCTGCTAAAAAAACAGCTAAAAAGTTTGGTACAAAACTAGTAAAGAAAAGAGATTTGTACGGCTTTACTACTCAAGGACCAATCATTATACAACCAGTACAAAAATTTGTAAATGGCACACTTGTAAGTATTACACCAAAGGCAAACGATCTTTATGAAAAAGTTTTAGTATAAATACAGTATGGCTACAAATGAAAAACCACTTTATAAGAACGTGACAATATCTTCTCCTGGAGAAGAAGCACCAGTGACTTCTAAGCAATACAGGGGTATCAGCACTGTAGCTAATCCACGTGGATTTAATCTATTTGATTTAGAAATAATCAAACAAGATGTTATAAACCATTTTCATATTCGCAAAGGCGAAAAACTAGAAAACCCTACATTTGGCACTGTAATCTGGGA